CCAACATAATTATCGGTGCTAGGGCTAACTGACCTACCAAAGCGATTGACCCGATAGTAGCTGCTACCGTCATGGCGATGCCGCCAAACAGGAACAAGGCGATGCCTGCCGCGGTGAACGCTGCTGCAATAGCGGTATAGCTTTGTACTAAGTCGTGGTTCTGCTTGATCCACTTCGACACAACGTCTAGGTTATCTGAGATGAACCCGATGATCTTTTCGAGCGGCTTCTTAAGCGACTCGCCGATCTCCAACCCGACGCCAGAGATTGCAGAGAGTAGCAACTTGAATTGATTCCCAAGGCCGGTGTCTACCGTCTTAGCGACTTTCTTAGCGAAGCCGTCAGCCGTCTTCAGTGAGTTGATGAAGCTGTCAAGATCGTCCCCTGAAGCTCGTGCTACTTTGCCGAGGTCTTGTAAGAACACCTTAGCTGCTAGTTGACCACGAACCTCGAAGATCTCGTTCAAGATCCCAGACTCTTCAAGGGCACCGAGGTTGAACTCTTTGAATTCCTTCTCCAGCTTCTTCAAAACGTCAATGGCCGTACCACCTTCGTTGAAGATCTTGTCAACGTCGATGCCGAAGGTAAGAAGCTTCGCTTTCTTATCGTCCTTGGCAAGGTTCACAAAGATACGCCTGATCTGCGTACCAGACAAAGTACCTGTCAAACCAACTCTGGCTAGTGCTGCGTTGAAGGCTAGTAGCGACTCAGTAGATTGCCCAAGAGCTTTACCTTGAGGGGCAAAGTTCTTCAAGGACTCGAACAGGTCTTCCAACCCTTGTGGAGAGCGGTTGGTTGTCAACACTAACTGATCGATGAACTTTTCAATCGAGATCAGGTCTTTAGGAACACGAAAAGCATTCAACAGCTTGGAGACCATTTCGGCTGCACGCGGCAGGTCAGTCTCGGTAGCTCGTGCTAGGTTCAAGACACCTTCAATCGAAGCATCGATGAGTCCTGTATCGAAACCACCCTTCGCTAAATCTTTCGCTGCTGTTGCGATCTCAAGAGCGGTGAAGCTCGTGGTGCGTCCTAGCTCCTTGAACTTAGCTGTTAGGTGCTCGATAGACTTGCTGCCTTGGGCTGCGATACCTTTCAACGATTGTATTTGATTGTCGAAACTTGCAAATTCTTTTACGCCTAGTCCAACAGGTATCAACGACACGATACCTGCGGTAGCCATCTTGGTACCGAGCATAGACATCTCAGAACCGAAACGGCGTAGCTTGTTTTCTAGGCCACGAAGACCCTTGTCGAAGGGTAGTGTCCGCAGGCCCATCTCGACGAAAGCCGAAGCGGCACGAATTCCACTTGCTGAAATCCCCAAAGGTGTCTCCTGTTCATTGTCGCCAGAGAGGCGTAGAAAAACGGCGAGAGGTTCGCCGTTGTGTTAGTTCAAATCTGATAGATGATTCTTGGCTTCGGACATCGAAATGTTCATCCGTGCTCCCTCACCTCTCAAGGCAGCCTGAGCCGTCTCGCTTTCCTCAGCATACTTCATAACTTTGTAGTACATCGAGACGTCTTCCATGCGGAAGGGCTTAGAAGCGAGGAGGTTCAGCACCGCTAGATGCAGTGAACCAAACCTCTCATCGTTCGATCGTAGATGACCTTCGTACCGCAGGAACAACTGCCGGTAGGTCAGTGGGTCAGGATCGATTCCTAACTCTCCGGCAAGTCTTTCAATTCCGTCCCAAGCTTCGCTAATGCCGCGTCTTTCATCTCGTCCATCATCTTCGCTACTTTCGGGTCCTCCAGAACCGACTCCATCAACTCGATCTGTTTCTGACTCACCTTCTTGTTGTGCGTTCGTAAACTTGACCAGCGATCGAAAGTATCTACTGTTTGGAAAAAATTTGTAACGTCGACCTCTAGCGACTCAAAGGCATCAGTGATGTCTAGATTAACTTCGAAAGTTTTCTGATCACCAACATCTTGATCTTTGACGACTTCGTAAAGGAAGTCTAGTTTCTTGAGAGGGGATGAAAAGATCTCGTTCAGCTTGACTACCCCTTCAGGGTCTAGCAAGTCGACGACTTTATCTTCAGCAAGCTGTCTTGCTTTGCCAACTGTGATCTTCGTAGAGATCGTTTTATCGTTTAATTTGAACGACATGGTTATTCCTTGGTGGGAAAAGGTATCTAAAAAAAGGGCCACGAAAGTGACCCTGCTGTGAATTTCAATCCAGTACGATTACGGCATCGTGATTTGAACTGGAGCGTAAACAGAGTCGCCTGAGTACTTCAGGGTGATGTTATTCTTGATAACATCCTCAAGCGGTTGATCCTCAGAGAAGTTGAACACCGACATGACGGAGATGAAACCGTCAGAGCCCGTAGTGGCTTTGTCGCCATCTAACATCATCACTGTGATAAGGGTGTCATTCAGAAAGGCATCTCGGAGGTTGGTGTAGTACGCTGGCAGTACGCCTGCGTTCTTCTTTTTGATCAAGCTCGTCTCGATTCCGAACTGTTTCAATCCGGCAACCATCGCTGTAAATCCGTTACCGCATCGATCAGAAGCATCGATTTCCGTTGCGGATAGATCGAGGTTCACATCGAGTACGCACGTCTCAACGAACGTGGCGTCTGACTGCAAAGTTGCTACTGCTGTTGAGGTGTCAATCTCCGAAGGGGAGACGTATAGTTTTGCTACGCGACCTGCGGGCATATCAATATCCTTTATAACTGTTGGGTTTGTTGTTTGGCATTCAGCCTAGTTCGCGAAATGCTGCACGCAGTCGCGTTTGTGATCTTGCCTTCTTGAAGGCTTCTTGCATGAACGGTCGAGCGACGTACCGAGGTCGGTAACCTGCACGCTTCGACCCTTTAACTTTTTGACGTCCACCGAATGTCAAGATTGAAACATGAGTAGCCATACGGCCCGGCATGTTAACCGTTAGCGGTTTAGTCGATGCTTTAGGGCGTGACAGTTTAGTCGGACCGATAACTACATTCGTGTTACCATGCTCCAGCTTGTAGAACAAGAAGTTCCTTAGTGCTGTCCCATGAGCTTTAGGGTATTTCGATCCGGGAGCAGAAGGGGCACCGTCCTTCGATTGTTTGATCGAATTCCTTGCAACTGTCCGAGTATAAGCTCCAATTCTATGTAAAGCTCTCTCATACTTTTGACTCATGGTCTTCTTAAGAGGACCTAAGAGCATCTTATATCGAAGCTTGTATATTGGAGATATCATCAGAGTGCTGCATAGTTAAGGATCATAACAGATTCGAGATACTGCTTCTTAATAGCGTCGAGGTTCAACTGGGCTTCTACTTCGCTGTGTGGCGAGAAGCTTGTTAGGCTCTGCGTATACAGCAGATCTTGAAGCTCCTCTACAAACTGAAGATGAAGGTCGATCGTTGACCGGGAAACCTGATCGGCTATACCAGCAATCGTTTCAGAGCCGGGTGCCCTGAACCGCTGATAGACTCCAACTCCGATAGGGTAGAGATGCTCCATCTCACATCGACTTCGAGCGTTCGGGAACTGCTCTCTGAAGTTAAACCCTATCAACACCGTTAGTTGTCCGTCGACTAAGTCTTTCCTCTCGATGACGGAGTTGTATGAGATCGAGGGGGCACGAGTTGCCGCCCAATCACCATACTCCGCCCATACTTCAGGAGACCAATTAGCCTCTACGGCAGACAACGCAGTTAACTGAGCGATAACTTCGTCAGCAGCCTTTAAAATTTGGCTTGCCATCGGTTATCCTCAACAATCAGACTCAAGGTCCTCGTCGTCTTCTTCAGCCTCTGCAACCACCGTCTGGGGTACAAGCTTTGATGATTTAATCGTTATCACCTTCTGGTCATCAGAGATGTTCCAGCTCGCACCCTCTTCGGCAACAAAACCGTTGTCGACTAAGATCTTCAACAATACGTCACGAGGTACAGTTGCGTTGGTTACTACCAGCACACCTTCATCTCGTTTAAACGTATCCACTTTGGTGACAATCATACTTCCTCCACCATTACTTGTATTTGTTGCTTGTGCTTATCGAAATGAGACCAAGGTTTCCCATCAGTGCCGTTTATCACCAACCAGTCAACAGATGAACCGTTGATCGTCGCAGTGATAACGTAACCAAGTTGAAACTCAGTAAAGACGTCACTCGCTTTGAACACGAATGACGTCTGTTCAATCTCTACCCCGATAGTCCCGTCGAAGTGTCTGTCGTCGTAGACCTTCTGGCTGAAAGGCATGTAGGTCGCCCGAATACCAGTAATCAATACGACCCCAGTGGGATCTTTTACGACTACCGGGACCGAGTTCCAACTTTGCATCGCGTCTTTGATATAAGACGCTCCGTATGCAGTCCAATCTTCAGCCATCTAGATCCCCTACGCTAAGAGTGCTTCGGCGTTTGGCATCTGGACGATTCGAATCCACTCATCATCCGTCTCAGCAGCACCGTTAGCCGCGGTGATACCGGCAGAACCTGAAGCACCTGTGATAGGAGCCGCACGTCCGACAGTCACGAATGGTACGAGTACTTCAGACGCCGTACCGTAAGGAACCACTACACCGTCTTTCACGGATACTAGTTCGCCGACAGCGTAAGCTGTGCCGGGAGTAATCGGGGCACGATAGATCGGCAAGTTGCCGGGAAGCTCGAAGTGTCCGATGTCGTCATCGACGATCGTGTCCGAGACAGGAGTCAGTGAACTCACGTTCGGGCTTGAGGTTACTCGACCGACGAGGTTGCCCTGCCGAAAGAGTTGACCGCTTGGAATGTCTGCTCCAGTATCGTTTTTGAAATCGAAACCACCAGAGCCATCAACTTGTAGTGCAATTGCGATTGCAGCCATGTGTTATCCTTTTGAATTGTTTGTAAGAAGTAGAACCCCTCAGACGAGAGGGGTAAACCCGGAGATTCTATCTCCGGGGCTGTGCATTCAAGACTAGGCAGACTTGCAGCGGAAGCCAGCTTCTGGCTGCATGAAGTTACCACCGAAGTCAAAGTATCCGCGGATCTTGATACCAAGACGATCGTCATCGAGAACCCGAGAAGGTTCGACGGTTGGGGTTTGTACTCCGTTTAGGAATGCAAACTCGATCATCGGCAACGATCGCTTGTCAGCGGTCATGTACCAGTTCGAGGCAGATGCAGAGGCACCGGACCACGCGGTATCGCTCAAGTAGCGAGACTCTTTGACGTTGTATTTGCCGTGGTGGTAGTTCGACGTTGGCTTCAACGAGTCTACCGTTCCACTTGCATCACCATCACGGTGGTACAAGAAAGGCTCGGCAAGCAATCGAGAAACTTCGCGAGCGATCTCAGTCGGAACGATCAGGTTCGTCATCGGAGTCTTGATGATCTGACCAAGAGATTCACCCTTGATACTGTTCTTCGAGTTGTTACCCTTGACTGGATGCTTACGAGTTCGAATCGCATCATCAACCGCGTCGAGAGCGTCAAGCGAGAATGGCGATGCTGCCAAGTCGTTGATGGTCGCACCCGAGGTGTTGAAGTAAGCCGTACCGTCGTAGTAGGCACCGCTGGTCAACAACTGGTGGAAGTAAACTTCAGGAGCCAAAGAACCCCATCGAGCCATCTCTTCGCCGATGCTGGTCAAGTAACCAAGGTCATCGTTGATGATATGTCGGCGATCAATGTAATTGATCTGTCCGTAGGTTTCAGCCTTGTTGCTGAAGCTACGAGATCCGCTCATCTCACCTTGAGTCAATCGACCGTCGGCAGCAAGTTTCTGCCATTGGTTCAATCCACCGAACTGGACAACGTCCACTTCTCGGAAGTCACGTACTGATCGCGTAGTCACGCAGTCCTGCCAGATGGTATCTTCGACATCGAAGTCTCGCAACTGGATTCGCTCAATAACCTTCACGAACAAGTGAGGGATGTCAATCGTCATGAAGCCACTATCAGCTCGAATGTCGGTTGACAAAGCAGCTCGGATAGCAGAGTTGGACAAGTTGCCATACTCACGAACGCCTGCTCCAGCAGCACGATGACGGAATAGATCCGAAAGGCCGATGCCTGAATAGTGCTCAGCCGCTT